TCAGGATTGCAGCGTTGCCAGGCGTGTGGCGAAACCAACAAAAACCAGCCCCAGCAGTGAGTTACCCAACCGGGTGAGCTTTTTCCTGGTTTTTACCCACTGTGTGAGATACGAACCGGAAACGATCAGGAAACTGAAATAGCAGAAACTGATCAACTCCAGCGTACTGGCGAGAATAAAGAATGACATCCCTGGTTTTGCAAAGGTAATGTCGATAAATTGCACAAAGAAGGAGACATAAAACAAAATCGCTTTCGGATTCGTCAGGCTTAATATCAGCGCCCGCTTGAAGATATCGCCTTTATGCACGTCATGATCGCCCTCTTCTTTCGCGCCGCGTTTGAGCGTGGTGTACAACATTCTGACGCCAAGGTAGAGCAGATAAAACGCCCCAAGATAGCGAACGATGTTGAATAATACCGGCGTGGTTTTAATCAGCGTGGCAACGCCTGCATAGGCCAGAAACATCAGGACCGCATCACCAATAAACACGGCACTCGCTGCAACGTAGCCATTTCGTAATCCATGGGCAACACTGGTTTTCAATACAAAAAAGGTATTCGGCCCCGGCAATAAAATGATGAAAATAGCACCGATAAAATAAGACCAGTAACTAAGAACTCCATATTCGGCAAACACAACAACTCCTGTAAAACAATACATAAAACTTATAGATACAACAGTATCACACCGCCGCCGCGGCGCACAGGAGTACGCACAAAATGCGGTTGAAGCGTAGATTAGCGCTGCCGATAATTGCTCAATGTGCCTGCCGAAAGCAGGTTTTAAGTTAAATTAACTACGTTAATGCTCGTCTTCATTATTAAGCGGATATATGTCTTTATCACCGGTCTGGTAATGAAATATAGTCAGGTGCTCAATGTTAATGCCGCCATGCCCGACATGAACCCGATCGCTAAAAATAGTGCGTTTTAGACCATCCCGAAGATCTATCAGGCTTGTGACGGCATTCGTTCCAGCATGAGATAAACGGTGAGCATTTTAAAAAGGAAGAGAGTGTCAATTAAACACGACTGACCATCCTGCCTCGTGTGGGATTTTTTTGTGCAACGCCTTCCATCACTGCCCAAAGATCGCCCCCTCGTTAAACGCAAAAGGATTCTTTGCTTGAATACTGGCTTTTCATCCAGTATAAGTGCTGTACGAAAAAACAGTGAAAAGGGCTGCCTTGTGTTTGTTGAACTGGTTTATGACAAGCGTAATGTTGCGGGTTTACCCGGCGCTAAAGAGATTATCCTCGAAGAACTAACTAAACGTGTGCACCGCATCTTTCCTGATGCCGACGTGCGCGTAAAACCGATGCAGGCCAATGGCCTGAACAGCGACGCCAGCAAAAGCGATCGTGAAAAGCTCAACCGTATGCTTGAAGAGATGTTTGAAGAGTCGGACATATGGCTGGTGCAGGAGTAATTTTCTCCCCCCTGCACCGGCAGGCAATAGTGAAAAAGCGAGTCCTTATCTATGCGCTCCTGCTTTCCCCATTACAGTTTGAATTCCAGCGTCGCGTTTTTTAAGGCCGCATACGCCGCTGGTGAAGGTGGTTTCGGGAGTCTCGCTTGCGTGACAGCGATAATAGCCGCGCGGCAAAGCGCTAGATCGCCGCTTATCGGCCGCGCATCTTCTAAAGCGCCATTCTCAGCAAGACTGATTTGCAGCGTACATGATTTCCCTGCGTAACGATCCCCCTCAAAAAGGTGGCTTTCAGTCGCCGATTTGATCTGCCCTGCATAGCGGTTGATATCGCTTTCCGCCGCGGTTACCTGTGTCCCTTTATACCCGGCAAACATGTTATCGACCTTATCGTTCCCCCCTGCGCGCTGCGTTGCAGAACCGGTCTTGGTGCAACCCGGGAGTAATAATGACGTTACCAATAGCACCGCATATCCGGCGTTAATTTTCATTATCTTCCTTTGTAAGGCTTATTTTATAAAAGGGAACAATTTAACAAATAGCGACCGGCAATTATATTCCGCCGGCCTGGATTTGCCTTAAGTCAAAAAAATATTCTACTCGTCTGTCATCACCCTAAGCGTAGAGCTCATTGAGCAGTGGAAGGTAATTTTCAATCCTTGCCTTTTCGTCTGAAAAACGCCAACGCTGAGACGGACTTGTTAAGTATTCACAGAGTTCGCGTCTTTCTTTTTCCGGCGTATAAAAAAGCCCCGCAGGTTGCGAGGCTTTGTGGGTAAAACGTGAGCTGTATTAATTAAAAACACCATTGATGATCGCGGTAACAATAGCGGTGCTCAGCGCGACCAGAACCAGATCATCTCCGACAATGCGCCACTCATAACCCGGATAGTAAGGCAGTTGGCCAAGCATGGAGGCCGGTACTGCTTTTTTCGCAATCCCCGGAGGCAAGGGTTTGCCACGGGCAAGATTTTTCGCAATCCCCGGCGGGAGAGACTGATAGCCGGTCAGGCCGTAATTGACTGCCAGGGAACGGGCACGCGAGGCACTAATATCTGACTCAACATGGTCCGGCTTTCCATAGTTTTTACGGTTAACCTGGTCATCGGAAGAAGGGTTATTACTTTTATTAGCATGGTTACTGCTATTGCCATGATTGCCGTTACTGTTGCCATGACCGCCGCCATTTCCATTACCATTTCCGTTTCCCGGATTTGCGAATACAGGCGTGGAAAATACGGCCAACGAAATCACCGCCGCAAGTGCAGCATTAAGAGTGCGACGTTTAAACATGATCTTTATACCTCTAAAGTAAGCACACATTATTAGAGTAAATAGTATTTATTGCCTCAACCATATAGCGGATTCTTATTTTTAATTAGGCTGGTATATAACCATAAAAAAACGGGAACCAACCGGGCCCTGTTCTTATTTACCCCAGAAACTGGATCACATGTGCACGATAATCGGGTCGCTCATGCCTTTGTCAATCTGATCTGCAGACTCAACCTAGCCCATGTGGCGTAATAATGGTTGATGAGACTATCTATATCCTATTGATAAAAATAACGAATTTCCGCTCTCGATATGTTGAGTTTACAATGAGTAATAACCCTATGATTATAAAAGCTTTTTTTGATAACCACTTTTTGTCACAACGTCGCGTGTCGTTTTTGTTTTGGTTTCGAGCACAAGTATTGATGAAACAAGAGCATAACATGCGTTAACACGACTTATCCGTAAGCAGCTATTCAATTCCTGGGGAGCCTATTTAATCCGCTTTCATCGTCGCTGGGCGTAGGTTCAAGTTCCCTCTTACCAACCCCAAAAAGCCCATGAAACTTACCCACTGATACTGGTAGGCGACTTTTAGTGTCATTACTGTAAATTTCTGCAAGAATTTATATGCTTCTTTATCGGGCCGGGCTGGAGTTTGCCAGCGACCGGACTGCGGATTCCCTCCCGCAAAGCCGTTATTTCTCTTCAGGAGAACAAATGCACACCCGTAAATGGAATGGCGTGAACCGGGAGTCGGTATCATGACAAATTACATGTCATTGACCTACATTTTTGAAGAAAAAGTCGCTCCGTGGCGATTTTCATTCATTATCCATCCTCAACTCGCAGTGCAAAGAATCAGAACGATGCCTCCCTCTTCGGTAAGTGCCATGCTAAGCCGTCAGGACACGCTTCGCTCACGTAATGGCGCAAATCCCAATCAGTCAGGTCGGGATATACGTACTGTCGCTGCAGTGGATCTTGAACGTGGCACAATGGTGGCTATCGATGACAGCTTCCGTTTATGGTCGCCGGTGACAGCGCTGTTCTTCATTGATAAGGAGGGACGCCTTCAGCTTTTTTCGGCGAATCTGTCCGTTACTTATCCGGTGAGCTCTATCACCCGTCGCTATGAAGAAATGGTCGGTATATTCGGTAAACGTCCCCCGCCAACAGATATACCTCGAGGGCAATTTACGCGCACTGATTCACCCATGCGAGGTGAAGAACCCAGCGCGGGTGGCGGTCGTGGTAGCCGATTGGATGAGCCCACTCGCCCCCTCACAAAAGCCGAGCGCTGGCAGGAGAGAAAAAATCTCATCAGTAAAGGCCAGCGTAGCGTATATCCCGATGCGCAGACGGCAGCTAACCGGCTGGCAGAGAATAATGTGGCCGTTGAAAAGGCGAAGCTTGCTCAGAACGTTTATGGACGTGCGGGACAACCAATAAACGCTCTCGAATCGATGCCGGATGTGCCCGAGGGGTGGGTTGATATAAGTAATGATAAAGACGCCCTTTCTGCAATGGGGCTCACGCCTAAAATGCTGGCTGACAGCCCTATGGAGCCTGATTTCTTTGCCCGCGTATACGCCCCGGATGAATACGTATTTGGAAAAGATATGAATCCGACCGTCGTTTTTCGGGGAACCCGTCCGGATAAAATGATTGACTGGGCCAACAATGCAGCTCAGGGAATGGATCTTCGCTCCTCTTATTATAAAAACGCTGTCGGAATCGGTAGGAAAATTGCTCAAGCAGGCGCAAAAGTTGATATCGCGGGCCACTCTCTCGGTGGAGGACTGGCTTCAGCTGCAGGTATGGCCAGCGGTAAGTCAACCTGGACTTTTAACTCGGCAGGGCTGAACAGTGGCACAATTACAAAATATGGAGGGCAGCTTATTGGAGATGGTTCTGCAATATCTGCTTACAGAGTCAATGGCGAGATGCTGACAAAAATTCAAGAAGTAAGTTATACAGACTTGCGAGATACCAATTTTGATACGTCAGCTTTCGCATTAAAAGCGGGTGTTTCAAACATGTTTCCTGATGCCATAGGTAAACCTCACGCACTCTCTGGAGGTACCGGAAATATGCTGGATAAGCATGGGATGTCACAGGTGATAGACTGCATTGAGGCGCAAAAGGATGAGGATATTGGAATCATTAAAAGTAGGGTTTAGCATAAAAAAACTCACATCCGTAATGCTTTTTTCTTTTCTGCTTGTTCTTTTATCGGCGTGTAATGATATGAAAAAAATAGATCCTGAAAAACATTTTGCCGGACAGCAACTTGTTCTGGCTAAAGCTATTCAGGCGGCAGATCGTGAATCCGTTCTCCGCCTTGCGAAAGAGACTGACCTTAATACGCCGGGCACCGAGGATCTGACACTGCTGTTTTTTGCGATCAATGAGTCTCTTTACAATGACAATCCGCCAGAGCGATTAGTGATTGTGTCGGATTTAGTGCGCGCAGGGGCTGATCCACTACAGCCGCAACCGAGGATGCCTGGTTGCCCTGCCGAAGTAGCGGCAAAGGGCGATAAAGACATTTGGTTAAAGGCGTTACTGGATGGCGGACTGGATCCTAACGCCAGCGATAAGATTTATCATGAACCACTTATTTTCTCGACTCTCGAGTCTAAAACCACAGCCCCACTGGCGTTAATAATCGAGAGAGGAGCAGATATAAACACAAAAAATTCCCTTGGAGAGACGCCTCTCGTGGAGGCTTTCTTTAGCGCGGATTTTGATAAAATGTTCTTTCTTTTAGACCATGGCGCTGATCCTAATCCTGTCAATAATAAAGGTCGCTCTTTTCGGCAGATGGTAGACAGAGATCTTCAAAAAGTTAAGAAAGGCAGTGATTATTACAATAACTTAATGAAATTAGATGCAAAAATGCGGAGCTTGGGGGAATGAGCCGAAAAAACGGGAACCAACCGGCTCCCGTTCTTGTTTAACCCGCGAGGCGGATTACATGTTCGCGATAATCGCGTCGCCAAACTCTGAACATTTCAGCAGCTTAGCGCCTTCCATCAGACGTTCAAAATCGTAGGTCACGGTTTTGGCGTTAATCGCGCCGCTCATGCCTTTCACGATCAGGTCAGCCGCTTCAACCCAGCCCATGTGGCGCAACAGTAGTTATTAGAATTACGCATAAGTAATTGATAAATATCTTGAATGCGTGGTTTTTGATGTTGGTATGGTTGTTTTGAACCGGTTTCTAAGTCCATGATTATCAAAAGTTGTTTTTGAGTTTTGATAACCGCTTTTGGCACGGAGCGGACAGAAATCAAGATCACAAGGTCCGCTACGAGCGAAGAGCTGACATTTCTAACAGCATTCTGTGTGAAGAAACGGGGAAAAGGTCACCCTACATGCTACATTGAATTACTTATATCCTGGCTTATCATCATCAAACTAACCATCAGGTTTCCTGTTCACTCATTGATTCCAACAAACGTTTTATCGCTTCCAGTTTTGCTGTCTGGCGACGCATTTCTAGCAGCCTGAGAGCATTGAAAACATCGCCTTCATTAAATTGAACACGACTCAGTTTGCCCATATCCTGATTCAGTAATTCCAGTTCATCATCAGTTATTGGTGGTCTCATTTTGTTCCCCAGATCATTGTTGATTTAAAAATAGATTATGAAAATGTTGTATGGTAGAAAATCTGTTAAGGCAAGAAAATACTTATCGGTGTGTTGACCAGCTCCTCGTTAATCCACATAAACTGATGTCAGCACCGTCTGTTCCTGGCACGAAAGAGTCGATCATGGCGCAGACATGTCTGATCAGAGCGAGAAGCGGAAGCTATCGCTTCTCACATAAATAATGAAGGCATTCCTAAACTTTTCTTCTGTCGATCTGCGGGGGAGATGGTCACTGGAACTCGAATGCTCCCATTAGCTTTGATAAAATCATTCATGTCTGGGTATTAAAATAGGTGGATTTCAACCCTACACTCCATTAACGTACCTTTATAGTACTACTGGACTTCAAACCAAGCATTGGAGCATGAAAGAATGAGTGAGCTTACTAACTCCCAAATAATAATGGAAAAGATTATTAAGGAAGAAGCTGTGGAGCAAGGTGCACAGTTTTCAGAATATTTTGAACTATACACGGCATCACAAATACTTAAGGATTATGACGTAACATATTCTGATATAGAATATAGCATCGTTGGGGATGGTGGAGATGGCGGTGTAGACTCATTTTATACCTTCCTCAATGGAGAGTTAATAAAAGAAGACACTGATTATTCTAAAACCGGAAAGCACAACAAAATAGAAGTGGTTATTATACAGTCAAAAACATCAAAAAAATTTGGCGAAGATGCAATTACCAAATTTAATGAAGTGACTAGAGATTTATTCAACATATCAACCGATATAAGCAGCGACAACCTAAAAAGACGTTACAATGATGATCTCAGAGGGAGGGTTTCTATTTTCAGAGATGTTTATAGTAATTTAATGAAAGGCTTTCCTGATTTAAATTTCTCATATTACTACTCAACTCTAGGCGAGGAAGTCCACCCCAATGTTGTCGATAAGGTAAATCCTCTAAAAGAAACTATCCTCAAAATGTTTACAGGATCTAAGTTCTCATTTGATTTTGTCGGAGCAAGTAACTTAGTTGAGTTAAACAGGAAGGTAAAAAGTACTTCAAGGATGATGGAGTTAGCTGAGTCACCTATAGCAACAGCTAGTGGTAGTTATCTTTGCCTTGTTAACTTGAAAAGATATTACGAATTCATCTCTGATAATGATTCTCTCTCAAGAAGTATATTTGAGTCAAACGTTAGGGATCATAATGGAGATGTTGTTGTAAACGTAGCTATTCAAGAAACACTTACCTCCGGCAAGGAGGATTTTTGGTTTTTAAACAATGGTGTAACAATAATCACATCAAAAGCTGTTCTATCTGGGAAAACCTTGACTATAGAAAATCCACAAGTAGTCAATGGGTTACAAACTTCACACGAGATTTATAACTACTTTTCTAATTTGGAAGAAGCTACTCAGGAATTAAGAAATGTATTAGTTCGTGTTATTTGTGAGAGCGATGCTGAATCTAGAGATAAAATAATAAGAGCAACCAATAGCCAGACTAGCATCCCCCCTGCCTCCTTGAGAAGTGCAGATGTAATACATCGGGATATAGAAGATTTCTTCAAAGCTAATGGTTATTTTTACGATCGAAGGAAGAATTTATATAAAAATGAAGGCAAGCCAGCCTCTCGTATTGTATCCATACCTTATTTATCACAATGCGTCATCACAACAGTTCTCCTGCAACCAAATAACGCAAGAGCAAGACCTTCAACTCTCATAAATGACAACACTCGATATGAACAAATATTCAATAAAAAAAATCCACTCTCTCTCTATCTAAACTCATATTTAATCTTAAAAAAATGTACTGAGCTATTGAAACAGTATGAATTTAAGAGCAAAAGGGATTTTAATAATGTTATTTATCACACAGCAATGGCTGTAGTTTTAAAATTAGCTATCACTGATGGAAGGCAGAATAATATATCTAAGTTTGTTGGTGACTTTGATATTAGAAGAATCACTGAAGAATATTTTGACGAGATATTTGACCTGGTTTGGAGAGAATATAAAAATTTAGGTCGTGATGATACCACAGCAAAAGGAACTGATTTTGTTACTAATATTGCAAAAGCTCTCGAAATATCAGCTAAGACAGAACAAAGCCCCATGAACTAATAGCTGCTTTTTCTAATGGGGTCAGTTTGGGGTTCGTAATTTATACTACGTTAAGAGCTCTAATTTAACCGGGTGATTTCGTTCCATTGAGTGGCCCCCTTAAGAGTAAAATATATCAGGAGCTATCACGCTCTGCTCCCCATAGAATAATGCTCCTTGACGTTTGCAACGTCCATTCATGGCACAAAGCGGCTTTTAAGATATGGGACTCTGACATGGGGTGTCAGGGGTCGGAGGTTCAAATCCTCTCGTGCCGACCAAAAAACCTCAAGAAAACCAACCCATTGCGGTTGGTTTTTTTATGCCTGCGCTTCCGACAAGGTAAAACAAAGGTAAAATAAAGGTAATACTCCTGTGTGTTCAGTGCGTTTTTTTGAGACGTACTTACCAGAATCGCCGACCGTTCCTTTACTTAAATTTCCGAGTACTGTTAAATCAAATTCCCTTATAAAACGTAGTACTTAAGGGTGCGCACCAGTTTTTCTCCCTGCCCTATACTTTCAGCATTACAGTGCTGGAGGTGTGTATGTGTGGACGTTTTGCACAATCTCAAACCCGTGAAGAATATCTGACTTACCTGGCCGATGAAGCCGAACGTGATATTCCATATGATCCAGAACCCATTGGACGCTATAACGTGGCTCCGGGGACCAAAGTTCTGATACTCAGCGAGCGCGATAATCTTTTACACCTCGATCCAGTAATCTGGTCATATGCACCTGGATGGTGGGGTAAACCGCCACTGATTAATGCCCGGGTAGAAACTGCGGCTACCAGCAGAATGTTCAAACCTCTGTGGCAACATGGGCGAGCAATTTGTTTCGCTGACGGTTGGTTTGAATGGAAGAAGGAGGGAGACAAAAAAAACCCTATTTCATCCACCGCGCCGACGGCGAGCCAATTTTCATGGCGGCGATCGGAAGCACACCGTTCGAACGAGGTGATGAAGCGGAAGGATTTTTGATTGTTACAACAGCGGCCGATAAAGGCCTGGTTGATATCCATGACAGGCGTCCACTTGTGCTTACTCCGGAAGCGGCGCGGGAATGGATAATGCAGGATATTGGCGGAAAGGAAGCAGAAGAAATTGCAGTTGCGGGCACAGTGCCGGCAGATAAATTTACCTGGCACGCTGTAACGCGCGCTGTTGGTAATCCAGTGAATCAAGGCCCCGAACTAATAGAACCAGTCACCTGACCACAGGCAGATCAGAGTAACGAGTCGTATACCGCGGCGACAGCATATCGCGCTTCATCTGCCACTGCTGCTGAATGCCCTGCCCGGCAAAATACAGAGTTCCCCGCCCATCTTTTGCGTTGAGCTTATCCAGTACCGCCATCAGCTTTTCACTGTCCGCGCGCGGCGCGTTGTCGTCAAACAGATTGAGCTGCGCGACGCCCTGGCTGAAGAAGTCGCCGAGCATGACACCTGCTTTCTGGTAACGGTGGCCATCTTTCCAGATTGAATCCAGACAGCGGGTGGCGGCACTGATAATGTCCCTGCTGTCCTGTGTTGGCGTGAGCAGCTTTACCGATGCGCTGTTGCCGTAATAGGGCTCGTTTAACGCAAACGGGCTGGTCTTAACGAATGCGGAGATAAACCGGCAATACTGATGCTCGCCGCGTAGCTTCTCTGCTGCCCGGCTTGCGTAGCTGCATATCGCCTGGCGCATTTCATCGTATTCGGTGACCCGTCCACCAAAAGAACGCGAGCAGACAATCTCCTGCTTTGCCGGCGCAAATTCCTCAAGATCGAGACATGGTTCGCCACGCAGCTCCCGCACCGTTCTCTCAAGTACAACGTTAAAATGCTTGCGGATAATCCAGGTGCTTTGTTCTGAGAGCTCAAGCGCGGTTTTAATGCCCAGAGCGTTCAGCTTTTTACTGATACGCCGACCGACGCCCCAGACATCCTCAACCGGAACAAGAGCCAGCAACCGGCGCTGGCGGTCGATGTTGGACAAATCAACCACGCCGCCGGTCTGCCGCTGCCACTTTTTCGCGGCGTGGTTGGCCAGCTTCGCCAGGGTTTTGGTTTGCGCTATGCCGACGCCGACAGTCAGGTGAGTGCGCTTCAGCACGGTCGCGCGTATCTCGCGCCCAAAGTCAGTTAAATCACGACAATTACGGACGCCGGTCAGGTCGCAAAAGGCTTCATCGATTGAGTATATTTCCACGCGAGGGCTCATCTCTTCCAGGGTGGTCATCACCCTGTTTGACATGTCCGCGTACAACTCGTAATTGCTGCTGAATACGACGATACCGTGGCGCCGGAACGCCTCTTTCTGTTTGAAGTAAGGCTCCCCCATCACCACGAAAGGTTTCGCTTCAGCACTGCGGGCGATCACGCAGCCATCGTTATTCGAAAGAACGACGACTGGACGCCCTTTTAAATCAGGACGAAAGACGGTTTCGCACGACGCGTAAAAGCTGTTCACATCGCACAGCGCAAACATGTTCAGCTCGCCGGTTTAACGATGAAAGTTACGACACCGAAGATATCCAGGGTGTCTTCGCTTGTTACCCGGATCGGACTGTATGCCGAATTCATCGGGTTGAGCTGTATAGTTGGTCGAAGTTGCAGACGTTTCACGGTGAATTCGCCATCGACCGCCGCGATCACAATATCGCCGTGCTGCGCGGTGCGCGAACTGTCAACCACCAGCAGATCGCCGTCGCTGATTCCGCCATCAATCATCGAATCCCCCGCAGCTTTGACGAAGTAAGTCGCGCTGGGGCGTTGCACAAGGAGTTCGTTAAGGTCAATTCGCTGCTCAACGTAGTCGGCTGCCGGGCTGGGAAACCCGCACTGAACAAGGTCGCTGAAGAGCGGGAGCGCGATAACTGCGCGCGGAAAATCAGCTGGTTTAATGAATTGCATAGTGTAGCCCTGCTTAATACTGTTTTTATATACAGTAGATTTATCTATGCAGATGATCAAGAGCCAGCGGATATCTGTTTTACAAGTAACTGAAGTTCAGAGATTTGTTTTTGCTGAGCCTGAATCGCCAGCGCAAGCTTGGCAATCATGGCGATCGGATCAAGGTAGTAAGCGCCTTCCGGGCTATTTTCATCAAAACCTTCTTTTAGCCCTTCACCCTTCACGCATTCCGGGCTGACCAGCACAAGATCGTTGGCTATGAACCCTAACTTTTCATCGCTCTGCGGCGCGATACCACGGGCTTTATACCGGAATGATGCCACGCGCCATTTCATAACCTGATTTACAGCCTCTGCCATATCATTTTCGGATCGGTATTCAACTTCTTCTTTAAGAAGTCTGTCTGATACAGCCTGTGTGCTGATTCCGCCGACCAGATAATTATCGATATAGAGGGTAGGCTGTGATCCTGTCCAGTCAATGTAATAGGAGTTCAACCTTGGATCTCTGCCGATACCGGGTTGACAAATTATTCCTCCATTAGCAAAAACAGTTGCAGGCCTTCCACCAACAGAGTCGATGTTAACAACAGTCCTCTGCGTTCCATCCCAAAAGTTCGCTATAGATCCCATCATCCTTGCGCCTTCCTGATTGGCAATCGCAGTTAATACAAGTCCATAAGAAAAAGGACTTGATCCCCCTCTCATCGGTAGTGAGATGTCACCGGTTATTATCCCGCCTGATTTTCCATTAATTGAATTAAGACGAGCGTCATCACCGGCTGCGACCGTATTAGCTGCTGTGCCTACATTAAGAGCTGCAGCGCCACCCAGTGAACTTTTATCAGCCTTGCCGTCCAGCGCTGTCTTATCGGCCTTGCTGGCTAAAGACGTTGCCAGGCTGTTCCATGATGGCCCCGGAAATGAGGTTCCATCGGGGAGTTTTACAGTGATATTCCCTGTCGCGGTGAAAAGTTGCTGCCAGTTCTGTTTGTCGTAATTCAGGCCGCGTAGCGCTTCCGCACTCTGCGCAACCAGCGCGGCGGTAACCAGGTTCATTGCGACGCGGGGCACAGCATACCAGGCAGCACCGGCCTGCGTTGGCCCGGTGTAATTGCTGTGAGTGCGGTTGCATTGTCTACCGTTTTCACCGGCAGCGTGTAAGGAATGCCGCCGACCGTAACCACAATAAAATCGGCGGCGGCAAGCTCAGTAGTGAATGACGTGCCATTCCCGGCAACTACGGCTGAATTGTTCGTTAGTGTTAAGGTTCCTGCTGACATATTTTCTCCGTAAATAAAAAAACCCGCTTCGTGAGCGGGTTCTGTATATATTACATCTGCTATTTGCAGGTTGAAGAGGTAAAGTTATTTCGGTTTACCCATCGCCAGTTAAATGGGTCTCCAGCTTTATACTCTACCTGATGTGCGACAACACGAACGCCATAAATCTGCACAGTTCTTGGAAGCCCACCAAGCATTGCTGTGGCTTCGCAAACCGGCGCTTTCTTTTCAAGAAATTGACCTGAACAACCGGACAAAACGAATAAAAACATTAAAACTGTAGTTATTTTTTTCATTTTTTATACCAGAGGTTAACTATCATAATTAAATTACATCTGATTCATAAATAATAAAAATAGGTTTTGTATATTTATTTTTATAAATTCGATCGATTAAAACGATCAATCTAATCATAGGCATCTGTTTTTATCGCTATGATTGCATTTCCATTGTTTGTACTACCAACAACGGAACCGGAAGCATTGCTGTTGGAAGCGGCACTTATTCTTGAGGTTGTGCCATTAAATCTGCATCCAGTGTATGCGGTGGCTGCAATAATCTGTGGCTGTCCCTGCACCATGAACTGTATCAGCGTTGACCCAAGAATCCCAGGACATACGGCATAGCTTCCATCCAGTGTCTGATCAATGTTTACCCCTCCACTGTTACCGGGCGTGCCGATTGTAACAAGGTCGCTTAACACACGACTCTCATTTGTTAATACAAGCTTGCCTACAGCATCCCATATTGCAAAGCCCCATTGAGGAAGGGTTTGAGGGAAAATGGCGAAAATATAAGCCGTCAGCGTGTGGGTCTGACCATAAGGGTTTCCTGAAGACACCGATATATTGTTTCCTGACCTTGTCGCACCAACAACAGTTGGCTGATTTGTATAATTTGTTTTGCAGAAAGCAATCGCAGGAAATGAAGCGTCGAGATTGACTGCGGCTGATGCGCTGTGGAATGTCCCATTTGCAACAGAATTCACAACTACTTTTCTGTATAAACAAAATGGGGTTGATTGTGGCGTAACAAAGGGATTACCGTTTTCCATGAGTATCATCGCGCCATAATCGGCCATTTAATTTTTCTCCAAAAATACAACCAGCTCGCATGCTGATGCAGGATAGTTGCCACTCCCTACGCTGTTTGCCGATGAGATCGTAATTGTGTTTCCGTTGGCTTCAATTCTTCTTCCAACATTTACCGCACCAGCATCAAGAGAAACGACAAACCCTACCTTAAAACCAGCCGGTACGGCGTAGCTCCATGAACCAGCGGTTTGTCCTGCGGCCAGAGGAATGTGACCTATAACAGATATTGGTTTGATGCCATAGTTGTTGGGGATGCCATTGGCATCCCATGTCTGAATACCCCACGCCATTAAAAAACCCCTGTTAGTTTTCCGATCTGGACACGTAATACCCCATTTTCATCCCTAATGCTGTCGGTAACATTTGTTGATTTTTTTGCACCTGCGCCATCACTTCCAAAATTAACCCATGTACCCGCTTTATCAAGACGCCAGCCAGATACATTCGGAACATAATTATTCGATTGAATATAACTACCAATCTTGGCATTAGTGATCGTCCCGTCCTGGATAAACGCATCACTGATAAACACCTGTCCATTGACCACCGCGAAGGGCGAATATTGTGTGCTTCCGCTGCCGCTCATCAGCACGAACTGATTAGCATTGAACCCAACCCGTGTTACAACTGGCTGGCCAGCCTGCGCCAGCACGGCGATCGACATTCCGGCGTTATACATCACACCGTTTATACGAACCCCGGTTTTCAGCGTATAGATAGCCGTTGCGCCGTCGCCATCCACAACCGCAGTGAGCTTATCCTCCAGCGCTGCGGTGACATCACCAATCTGTGCTTGCACCTGGGTGGACAGTTCAGCCATAGCGTTATCGACTTCTGCTATGGTCGTTTTTACGACCAGAATGTCAGCACGTACCTCACCGTATTGCGCCCACTGGTGTTCAATGGTGCTGTGATTCGCCAGCGCGTTTTGCAGTGCGGCTTCCAGATTTGTGTCGATGTCGCTGGTCAGCCGCTCGCCGTCGGCGGATGTGAGGAAGCCATCGCCAATACCCTCCAGATAGTCAGCAGCCTGGTCGTTTGCCATCCCCCTGATCCAGTCGGTATAGCCCGATTCGTTACCGGTTTTATCGACCAGTTGCGCGCGGTACCAGAATTCCTGCCCGGCTTTCAGTCCGAGTTGGGTATATTCTGCCTGCGGGTAAGGAACATCGGAGAGCAGCAGCGGATCTGAAAAATCGCTGTTGGCTGTGTATTGAATTTCCGTTTTCAGCGTATCAGCGGTGTTGGAGGGGAATCCCCAGTTGAGGCGGATACCCCAGTTAATTCCTGTCGCCATAAATCCAACCGGCTTAGGCGGATTACCTTCTTTCCCTGTCAGCGTGGTTTCGGTTGAGTATCCCCAGCCACTAGAGATTTCAGCGGCGTTGATGGCGCGCACGCGCACCAGATAGCGTCCCGCATAAATGCCCGGCACTTCAAACGAGGTGGTGGAGCTGCGCGGCACGTTCACCCAGTTACCGTCATTGCGGCGCCACTGCGCTTCATACGCGATCGCATTGGCCGTGTCCGTCCATGAAACGCGCATGGTCTGAACGCTGATCCCCTGGTTCACCACGGAATAACTGTCGATAGCGATATTATCGGGCGCTGCCTGGCTGCCCGGCGGCACGACGCTGACGGGGCGGCTGTCGATAATGGCTCCGGTATCAATGCGGACATATTTGTCCGGATCGTGAGCCGCGCCGGTAATGGTTAACGTGCCATCATTATTATCTGTCACACTGACAACCCGGTATTGCTGCGCATACAGTTCATCCGATTCCACTATCCACACGCTTTCCGCTTCCGGCGTTTCGCTGTAAGCGGTGGTCACCGTGACCACTTCTCCATTAACCGCCTGAATGGTACGGCTCTGCGCAGCACCGGAAGGCAGGTTGAGAAACAGCCGATCACCGGCAACCGCATAAGGCACTCTGTCCAGAGTGATCACCCTGCCGTTAACCGCGCTGATACGCCCGCCGGTAACCTTGCCTGACAGGTTCTCATCGGCTACAGCGATAATGTAGCCGGGTTGTGGGATCATGCCATCCAGCCCCACGGAGAAAGAAACCACCCGGTCTTTATTGTTGGTGAGGATCCCCCAGCGCCCTTTTCGGTTCGCTTCTGACTGGCGTGTGCAGCCGATTGCCGTCATCTCAAGCTGGTTAAAACCTTTGTAGCGGGCTACCAGTTCCTGTTCAAAGACTGGCTCCATTGCATCAGCGTAACCGTTATCCGGATCTGAATATGAAACCAGCGCGCTGGTATACCGGCTTTTCGTCGTGCTGCTGCTGTAGCTGAATCGGCCGTCAATGACGTTTGCTTTTGTGTAGCTGTAATCGACATCGCGCGGCATATCCGCCAGGGTAACAATCTGGTTGCCGCCCCAGTAGGTCATCCCCCGGAAGATGGCGGCGAAGTCACGCAATACCGTATAGGCGTCGTTGCGATCCTGAACATAGACGTTACAGATATAGCGTGGTTCGGTACCGCTGCCACCTTTACCGTCCGGCACCGGCGCATCGCAATATTGCGCCACCTGATAGAGCGTCCATTTATCGATATTCTCAGCTGTCAGGCGATCGCCAAGGCCGAAACGGTCAGAGACTACCAGATCGTAAAAAATCCATGCCGGGTTATCAGTCCATGCCCATTTAAAGGCACCGGACCATGTTCCAGTGTAGGCGCGTGTTTCCGGGTTGTAATTGTCCGGCACACGGATAACACGTCCGCGCGGTTCACAGGAAATCTGCGGGATAGAGCCGTTGAACTGGCTCGAGTCAAACTCGATATAGAGCAGTGCCGTATTTGGGTAACGCAATTTGGCATCGATAACTTCCGTGTAGCTCTGGATAGTCATCGTGTCACCGATCTTTGCGCTGCTGGCATCAGTGGTAATTTTCCTTACCCGCACGGTCCATGACGTGGCACCATCTGGCAGATCGATACGGTGACTGCGTTCGTAGCCTGATGTGGTTTTCCCGCTGACGGCGGTGTTAATTTTGGTGACAAAAGCACCACCATCCACCTGAAGATCAATCGCGTACTGAACACGATTACCAACCAGATCACCATCATCTTCCTGCTTAAAGAGTGATGGCCATTTCAGGCGCAGGCGTACCGCAGAAAGCTGAGAATTAGTAAACGTGTGCGTCCATGCCGCTGAGCTTTTAATCTCGATGCCGGTACTGATCTCATTCTCGGTACCAGGAATGCCCTGGATATAACTTTGCGCCTGAGTGCCCGGGCGAAACTCCCACGTCACACCGCTGAAATTTGATGAACCATTGGCATTCAGCAGCGGCGTACCGTCGAGAAAAATACTCTGCCCGGTTAGCTGGCCGGAAAATTCCCCCTCACCCAGCGCGACAAGAATCTTCGCCTTCGCAACAGACTGGAGATCGTCAGGCTGTTCTGTAGGCGTGCGGGAACTGGAGCTGCCGCCTTTGCGCCCCTGAATTTTCTTGTTTGCCATATTGCGCCCATAAAAAAACCGCCGTTGGCGGTGATTAAGCAGAGGAAGTGTTATTGCTGATCTTCGACGTAAATACCGGCGGAAATAATTGCACCGCCGATACGGCGTTTACCGTAAAGAAGCGGAACCGGATAACCCTGGCTGGTTGTGTTGGTTACGCTACCAAATGCATAAGAGGGTTTGTTATCGGCACTTTGTGTTTTGGCGATCCCGCCAGGTTGGGGTGAAAGCATCTGGACCACCCCGCCCAGCGCCATGACCGCGCCGACCTTAAAAGCAATATCGCTTGCCCAGACTGCAGCTCCCCATGGGGCAAAGGCGGCGGCGGCTATGAGCGCCACACCAAGAATGGTCTGTAGAAAGCCAGCACGTTTGCTGCCAATAATAACCGGGACAATGCGTATTACTTCACCCGATACCGGATAACCAATATCCTGCTCAGAGATGTTTCTTTTACCCTTGAATACCGCATAGGTAAGCCCACGCCGCTTGCTGGAAATCATGAACTGCTCAAAACCTTTAACGGTAGCAGCCAGCGCACGCGTTGCTTCGTGTGTTGTGCGAATCAGGCGGTAATGAACCCTACCGAAAGTTTTCCCAAGGACACCACCCAATTCAATTCTTGTCATCATTTCATTCATAAATACACCATAAACCAAAAACCCCGCTATTGCGGGGTGGTGGCTTGTTGATACTGATATAATATGTTATTCGTCCTGACCACAAGTTTCATTATAATATTTCACATCCAGTGGCGTAGATTCAGAGAATAGTTTTTTACTGAAGATACTATATTCAACGCCCTTCGAGAAAAGTCCCTTCTCCTTCATGCTTATATCGACAATGAATGGTGAGAATCCCGCATATGCGCCATAACCATTTTTTGCGTTAACATGTCCACAAACAAAACCTTTCACCGTACCATCATCACTTTCACCAGATTGAATAAATCTGACATAGCGGAATTTTGCGCTATCAGGATCTTTCATGGATGCTGCAACCTCATTTTTGGCTAAATCAATTGCTTTATCAGCCCCTGGTTTGCAGCCGAATAATAATGTAATGGCTACGACCAAAAATATTTTTCTCACATCCTTTCCTCCATGACATGTCATGTGATTAATCCTAACACAGCATTTCTATCAAATCTCTTGATAGCGTAATACCATCATTGTCCGTTCTTTCCAGTAACCGCCCCACGGCTCACGATTGCTCAGTCGTCCGTACAGATGGTGCAGCATCATGTTACCTTCCAGCAGGATCGCCGCATGATTCCACTTATTTGCCTGCACCTGCATGATCAGCACGTCGCCTGGTGCTGGCGAGCCAGACACCTCGCGAAATCCGCATTCGTACCAGTTGTCCTGGTATAAATTATCGGGGTATTGATCTTCCCACCACGGATAATCGACACGGTAATCAGGCAGTTCAATGCCGTGCGTCTGCCGGAACCAGCTCATCACCAGCCCCCAGCAGTCATAAACGCCGAGCACAAACGGGCGCTCCAGCAGCGGCAGTTCACCGCGCGGCAGGATGGTACGAAAATCGCCCTCCGGCCAGCTCACAATGTGCCACGGTAGCGTACTCAGATCGCATTGCGCTTTGTCGGCCTCGCTGGGCTGTGTGGTGGAGTCGGGGTGACTGTGTGCGATAGCCGTGACTGTTCCCCAGTCTTCCGCCATGGCATAGTCCTCCGGACAAAGGACAAAATTGTCCTCCGGTTTTTCGGCAATATTGCGGCACGCAAAATAGCGCTCCACCCGGCTTTTCTGTACCACCAGACCGCAGCACTCGCGGGGATATTCGGCGGCGGCATGCGCCATAATGGCATCAATGATTTTCTGGTGCATATCAGCTCCGGATCAGAGAAGTGCCGGGGAAGCCACCAAACGACAGTTCATTATTTTCCCCGAAACGCAGTTTGCACCCTGTCAGCGTGCCGTTGCATTCATCCTGCGACGGATCGCTTACCGGGTTATTGTGCTTATCGAAATAGCGCGTCCCGGCATAATCACAGCCATTACCGGAACGGTACTGGCCGCGAATGCACCAGGTACAAAGCGAATGTAACTGACGCGTCGGGATCATCAGTCCCTGCAGATCCATCGGGCTGGAAAGCGTGAACTCCACGACTTCGTTTGTCTCGCTGCTTTTCGCATCGATGTACCAGACCTGCATCTTTTCTTGGAGCGGATCGGCCGTCGGGTTTCCTTCAACAAAGTTCTGCGCATCAAGGTACTGCGCCAGCGTGTCGTGGATGGTGACTTTAGCCTGCAACATATCATCGTAGGCAAGGCACAGCGCAGTGATCGACGCGTCAAGGTTAGCGACGGACAGCTTCGGTGATGCGCTGCTGCCACTGGTTGACGCCTCAATCCCGTCCAGTTCATACGGCCAGGCTTTATATTCGTTTCCCTGCCACCAGACAGATTTCGCCGGAAGCAGGGTTTCGTCACCACCCGCCGCGGTAATTTCCGTCTCAGTGTGAGGGATGTTGTGGCTGTGGAAACGAAGAACATCGCCCACACCGAAAGCGGAGCCATCAACTTCTATGAGCCGGACCGTGTTTCCCGGTTCCAGTTTTTGATAGTCGCTGTTTAAACTCATGGTGCAAACGCCTGTTCAAAAGTAGCGGTAATCGTGATGACGTTTTGGCTTTTAACCACCTGTTGCAGGCTGTCTGCCTCAACACGCCAGAGAGCCAGAACCCCGAACGGTGGTTTAAAAGAAAATGATTTCGTCTTGTGCCGGCGCAGAAATGCATACATCTCCAGTGCCAGTGCCGGGCGGCCCGTGAACGAAAACTCAAAGGTCAGCAACTCGGTATGCAGTCCCGAACCACTGACCTGAGCATATCCGTCACCAAACTGTGCTTTTCTGACGGTATCTTTAACCTTTGTTGTGGGTTGTCCGGCCGACTGTATCGGCCAGGTAAAAGCTTCGATCGCCATCTCATCACCTGGTGTTATTTGCTGTCCAAATCAGACCGCCAGGGCGCAGCGCCTTAGCAATGCCGTCTCTCACCGATTGATCAATGACCTGCTGGTAAGCGCGGCCAACCCTGTCGTTTGATGCTCCCGCCTGCCCGTTCCCGTTTTGTTGAGTGACAACGGAAACCGGAGCGTAAACACTGACACCTGCCGGAGGAACAGAAAGAGAGGAAGAAGCATTGCCGACGAACCCTCCGCTGGCGTAACCACGCATCAGGCGATAGAGATTTCCTACACCAATGCGTTTCGTCGCCTCCTGATGAAAGACAAACTCACCTCGGTGCACAATACCGGCAGGATCGTACTTACCCCCCTGTCCGGTGAACCCGCCACCAGCAAATCCCAGAAATGAACCAACGGCGGTCCCGCCCAGCGCGGCTTTTGCGGTGCGCAGAACTGCCAGCTGGCTCACCATCTGTACAATCCCTTTAAGAAAGGTGGTGAGAAAGTCTTTGAAGTTTGATTTGCCCGTTGTCAGAAAATCAGTGAGCTGGGACGACATACCCGTGAAGGCACCCTGCGAAATCTGCTGTACCTGTGAATAAACGTTGGTGGCCGTATCTGCAAATTCAGCAAACCCTTTTTTCGCGCCAGCCTGCCAGTCGCTGCGCAATTTATCCTCTTCAGCGTAATAAGCGCGCAAGGCCGTCAGTTCTTGCTGATAATCGGTATCTGTCAGCTTACCGCCGGCGTTCAGCCAGCCACTCTCAAGCTGGGCAAATGAATTTTGTCGGGATGCATCACGATCACTTAACGTTGATGAATTTCTCAGCGCCGCCTGTTTCGCGGACATCTGCGTGACATATTTGCTCGCCGTGTCCATACGCTTATTCAGTTGCTCCTGCGCAACAATCTGATCGCCAAGCAAGGCTTTCTGCTGCGCCAGCGCAATAACCTGCTCTTTACTGGAAAGCAGGGACTGTTCCTGCTTCGTCAGCTTTCGCTTACCCGCGGCATCTTCCAGCACGGTGAATTGCGCTTCGGTAGCCCACAGGTCTTTACGTTGCTGGCTGATGACATCGTTAATGCTCTGGTGTTGTTGCAAAACCTTAAGCTGAGCCTGAAGCGCCAGCAGCTCAGCCGTGGATTTATCCTCCGCCCGATCACCGGCAGGTACGGTAGTCTTCGGCGCTTTCGGGTCTTTATACTTCTCGTTAACGGCGGCGGTAAGTTTGTTAAATTTATCCTGCGAGATGAGTCCCTGATCCAGCTGGCGCTGATACTTCGCCTGCAGGTCATTACGGATTTGTGCGTTTGTGCGGGCGTTTTCGAGAAATTTATCCGCCTCGACGTTGGCGGCGATCTGCTCTTTATTAAACTGCGCCGTTTTTTCAGCCTGTTGCTGACGCAGAATGGCAAGGTGATTTTCTTTTTCAGTCTGGGCATCAAGATTTTGCTGGCGCTCCTGATCCCCCTTTTCCATTTCAGCATTGATTGTGTCGAAAACGGCAGATCCAGTCTGGAACTGAGGTTTCGGTAAAGGGGTAGAGGTGGCTTTATCTGCCACCCTGTCATTCCAAAATTTATAGTCTTTTACTTTATCAATCAGTCCCTGCCAGTAGCTGGCGAGGCTGTCAACTTCGGTCTTGGCAGAATCAGTAAACTGCGTCTGGCTGTTACTGAGCGAATCAATAATGAGTTTTGTTGCACCCGCTTTATCGCCCAAATCAACCATATGTTTGACCTGCTCATACAGAGCAAGGTTGGCAAAATTGTACTGGCTGTTGATATCGACAAACGCTTTCAGCGGATCCTGCGGAATCTTGCCCAGTTGGGTGACAAGATCCTCAACGCTTTGCCCGGTGTTTTTCGACAGCGTCAGTGCCGTCTGGCTCACCAGGCGAATCTGTTCAATCGTCAGGCCAATCCCCGTAGCCTGGGCCACCGCAGCAGCGGCAGCGGTTTTACTGGCATCAGCATTTTTGGCGATGGCCACTGACAGGCGTGAAAGACTGTCACTGGTCTGCCCGCTGATATTGCCGGTTTTTGCCAGCGCCTGGTTATAGGCTGTCGACTGCTGGCTACTCCGGTAAAGATCCAGAGAAAGCAGCGCCACACCGCCCGCCAGTGCGCCGATACCAAGTGTCACCGGGGTGATCAGGCCCAGCATAATACGAAAATAATCACCCACCCCGGTAAGCGCCCCTTTGACGCCGCCAAAGGAGTCTTTGATCTGCCCCCCCTGCTGGAGAAGAATCAGAAACGGGGACTGTCCGCCAGCGAGCTGTGTTGCAATGTCGGTGAACTGCGCCGGTAATGTCTGCATTGCCGCGCGGTACTGACCAACTGAAATACCCGCTTTCCGGGCTGAAATTTCCTGCCGGCTGAATGCCTGCTGTACCTGTAACGCAGCATCATTTGCCGCCTCGCCCGCCCCCTGTAACTGTCGACGGGCAAAGGCAATCTGTTCCGTAAATTTTGCGTTATCGATATCAAGGCTGACGACAAGATCACCCACTGGCTGGGCCATAGCGTTTTCCTCCGGAAATGCCCTCAGCAAGATGCATCATCGTTTCGTCATCCTGTTCAGGTACAGATTTTAGGGGGTTAAGAAGACTGAAATCAGCAGGGGTAAGACCATGGTCTTTGCACATCATATCGACGACAAGATGGCTCAGGCAGGCGAAGTGGTTATCGAGCAGATCATTACTGAAAAGCTGAACGCGGTAGAAATCCCCCCACTCTGCTAGTTCAGTGGAAGACATTGCAGAAAGCATCGCGCGCCAGTCTGGCCTGCCAAACTCGCGCGCCAGCTTCATCACGAAATTCAGCTCACTGGCGTGGACTTTTCCGGTGTGGCGCTTTCTTCCCTGACGGACTCATCCTCATCAGCGGCTTCCTTTGCAGGGGGAAGCATCAGCGACATCTCCAGCACAACAAATTCTGCCTGACTGATTGCCGGAAGCGGCCATGTGGACATCACCTGCTGCTGCAGCTCATCAACCGACGGGCCATTGATATTGGCCTGCCAGAGTGACATGGCCACCAGCCTGGACGCGACTTTTACGCCGACAATTGAAGCCATCTGTGTGCGGAGTGCTTCATCACCATCAACCGGGATCTCTTTTGAGACTGTGGCGAGATAACCAATATACTCAATGCGCTGAAGTGCGGAGATCTCATAGAGAATGGTCTCCTCGCCGTTGAACTTAAATTTTACAGTTTTCAGAAACATGGATTACTCCGTGGGCGGGGCGTATGCCCCGGTGATCAGGAAACGACAATCTCGAGTTGCGCGACAAGCTGGCCGTCGTTGGTCATCACGATGATATCCGCCGTACCGGCAGATTCGCCTTTATAAGTGAGTGTTGAGCCATCTGCGGTAACCGACACGATGGCCGGATTACTGGAGGCGACACGGAAGGATTTATCCGTGGCGCCAGCCGGTGCGACAGTAACCGTCGCGGTGCCGCTATCCCCCACATTAATGGCATCAGTGGTTTTATCCATCGTCACGCCGGCGACGGCGACAACAGGATCACGCTGGTCTTCGGCCAGTGACGGTTTACCGTTATTGGTGATTTTCGCCGTGCGGGTGATAACTTCGTTAGACGGGATAGCTTTACCCAGGCTGCTGGCCCAGCCTTTAAACACATCAACAGCGCCATTGGGATACTTGATTTTGTAGGCACGCTCTTCACCGTTGTTAAACCAGCTCACCAGATCCTGTTGTCCGGATTCGCCCGGCTTCCAGGCCAGCGTAAAACTGGTGTCACCCGCTGATTTTGTGCCCTGGGCGGTAGATGCCCATTCAGCATCCTCATCATCAAGATAGCTGTCGTCATATGATTCAGCTGTCATATCACCGGGCGTCAGCTCTTTAATCTTCGCGAGTCGGGTCCAGTCGATATCCGACAGCGGGTTTGCATAAGGGTCACCGGTACCGGAATAAATCCACAAAGTTGTTCCGGCGCCTTTCACGGGTACTGCAGGCGATTTCGCCATAATGCGGTCCTCACATTGTGTAGGTGATTGAATATTTCAGATCAACGGAACCCCAGGTCGCGGCTTCGTCATCGCGCTGATAGTCATAGCTGACGGGTGACAGCGTTTCGACAAGCGCATCCAGCGCCGGGATGTCATTCAGCACAGGGTGAATACGGTCTTCACTCCAGGCATCAAGCGCGCTGTCGGTCTCGGTTGCCTTGAGGAAAACCTCAATATGCAATTCTGCCGTCCACATCTCGCCGTCCAGCTCGGATTCACTACATTCAGCGCTGGAGATATAGACGGCGACGGCGGGTAAATCGCCTGGTTCAATGAATGCCGGACGACCGTCAAAAAAAGTGGTTTCAGTCGTGATTGCCGCCTGTAATGCAGAAATCACAGCAGCACGGATATCGGTATGAATCATTTAAGGATCAGTCTCAGTTGTCGGTTCAGCGCTGCGGACAGTTCTTTTGGAAGATCGGACTCCCGCAACCCACTTACTTCCCTGTTAAATGCCTCAGTAAGCGGAGCTGAAAGAGGTATACTCACCACCTCAATCGGGTAACGGCTTTTCGTGGTGCGCCTGAGTACGTGCCAGCGTCCATTTGACAGTTGCTGGATAAAGGCGCCGGGAAAAGAATATTTGCCGATCCGCAGGATGCTGTTCGCTCCCCTGCTGTCTTTTTTGCGCCGGGATAAACGCACGCTGGCCGGACCAAGTTTGATAGCCGGTAAATTCCCGCGGTTAACACGGATAGTGACCACAGGTTTTCTGACTGTGGCTTTTTTAACGCGCGCGCGCTGCCTGACGAGTTTTTGCGGCAGTTTCTTCTCCCCCGCTACCGCTTTTGTACTGCGCGATACCGCACGGGAAGCGATACGGTTCACTGCCTGAGCAGATGCCCGCGGTACAGCCGTTTTACTGATGCTTTCCAGATTGCGCATCGCCTGCTCAAGCCCTTTGATGGACATGACACCTCCCGTCACTCGATGAAGATACGGGGCTTACCGTTAAAAATGTCGTGCCGGGTGACAGCAAAGGACTCCCCCTCATAGTCGACGACATCATTTCGCTTTGGTCTGTAGGGAGAGAACACCACCAGCGACAAGCCATTCCCCTTCAGCGGCCCCATCTCTTCCAGGAACTCGGCAGGCACAACGTTCAGTGGCGTGCCGTTGATGATGGCGGTTTTTCCCATCGTGGCGACGGTTGCCGCGTCCATGCGGCTGACCATATTGTCGAAGGGGTTAGGCATTGATTTTCACTTCAATAACCGTCGTCGCAGCTGCTGCAACCTCCCAGGCAACACCTGCAGCGATGGCATCGGCTTCATCGAGTTGCACCACACCGTCTTTCAGAAAAACGCGGGTACCCGCAGCAATGGCGTCAGCCGGGAGCTTCGGAAGGAGAAACACGCCTTCGGTGAAGCCATCACCGGTTTCACCGGGCTGGATTGCGGCGATTGCGACAGCCACAACGGAGCCGACAGCAACGGGAGCACCGCCGGGGATATCGGTCTGACCGCTGTTGATCAGGGGAATGGTTTTACCATCCTGAATAAAATTCTTAGCCACAGAGCACTCCTTTCAGCCCGAGACGGGCTGAATTTTGGGTATAAAAAAAGCCCTCACGGGCGTCGGTTTCTGCAATGGGGGATTACTTCCCGCTGGATTTCACCATGCCGCGGTAATCAAGCGGTGCCACGCCAGCATCGATACGGACTTTTGTCGCAATACCATCGGTGGTGAATCCTTCCTGCTGGTCGATATAAGGCGTATCAACCCCGTTCAGATAAGCCACTTCAATGGTGTCGCTACCCTGCGCAGCGGCGAGATACCAGGCTTCCGCATCCGCATCATCCAGACGGGCTTCCGCGATAACTTCGGCAAAGTTCTGGATGGGGTTAATGATACCGGCATTGACGTCAGCGCCTTTGACGCTGGCAGATTTGATGGTCTGGTTTGCAGTGGTTTCCAGACCTACCGGCACCAGCATAAAGGCCGGACGGATATTCAGGGAGCGTTCGCCCTCTTTCTGCAGGCGCATCAGTTTACGTGCGTTATCGAGGCTGGTTACGGAGATAGCACCCTGGGAGAGGTTTTTGTGATCTGCATGGAAAATGCCTTTCCCGTCAGACAGTTTTACGTTTTTGGTGAGCACGGCATAAACCAGATCGCCGATGGTGCCTTTAGCCGCCCGCCCCATCTTCATCGGGACATCCGTTAACTGATTCAAATCATCGTTAATAATGGCCTGGCGGGTGACAGAGAAAATCTCACCGTAAGTGGCCAGCGCAATGGTTTCGCCTTTATCCCCTGTGGTGACGTATTTGTATTCTGCCCCCTCGCGAACCTGTCGCAACGACGGGAAGCCGCCCATACCGACGCGGTGCGCCGTTTTAAAGTCAGACAACTGGCCTTTTTTGGTCCAGCGCTGGAAGGTCTCTTCCGCTTCATCCCAGCCCTGCAACAACGCTTTGTTGGCAACATCGAGCAGAATATTGCCAAAATCAGAGGTGCTGTGCGTCAGCGCCAGGCCGACCATCTGCATCGGATTATGGCTTGCAACACCAATGCCGCGTTCAGTCAGGGACATCCGCGCGTATTCACGCAGGGTCATGCCGTTATAAACGTTATCCCGCTCCTGATCTTCAAACCCCGCGCGCGCCATCAGCGCCTGGCGGATACCGTCACCGCAGAAATTACCGTTGCCCGCATAAATGTGAGCCGGTGTGGTTTTGTTGGATGGCGTGGACGTTTTCCCGAGCTCAGCAAGGAGCAGGTCTTTAGCCTGGTCGACGGAACATTCCGGATCCGCAACACATCTGGCCTGAAGCTCCTGATGTTTCCCGCCAAACATCGCGAAGAGATCGCCGATGCCATTGACACGGGCTTTCTGCTCCGACAGCACCAGTGCACGAATGGTCGTTTCGTCCGCACTGGCAGGCGTAGCCGGGGTGTTTTGCGGTGCCGGGTTCTCGCGCTGCGCGCTGTTGCGCGGCGGCGTGATCATATTACGAATGCTGCTTGGCATCTTTTCGAATTCCTCAATACGTTTGGAATGAATACAGGCCATCGCCTGCAGTGAAGGGGTAACCTGATCGGCGAAACCCATGGCGAGGCACTCAGCGCCATCCATCCAGGTTTCATCTTCAAGCAGGGCTGCAATCTCCTCAGTGGACTTGCCTGTTTTCTGTGCATAAGCCGGAATTAGCACAGATTCGACCTTATCCAGCAGGTCTGCGTAATCGCGCATGTCGTTGGCATCACCACCCGCAAAACCCCATGGCTTGTGAATCATCATCATGGTGTTTTCCGGCATGATGACCGGATTACCGACCATCGCAATGACTGACGCCATTGACGCGGCCAGACCATCAATGTGAACAGTGATGGACGCACCGTGATGCTTCAGCGCATTAAAAATGGCGATGCCGTCAAAGACATCGCCACCCGGTGAATTGATGTGAAGATTGATCAGGCTGATATCGCCCAGCGCCTTTAAATCGCTGATAAACTGCTTTGCCGTTACCCCCCAGTAGCCGATTTCATCATAAATAAAAATATCGGCTGTGCTGCTCCCGCTGGCCTGCATGCGGAACCAGGAGTTACTTTTTGCGCTGGCTTTCGGACGGTGGCGCGCCCGGCTCTTTGGCTTCGGCACTGGTGCCTCCTTTATCATTTGAAGGGTCTGTATCAAACACCAGCCCCAGTTCTTTGTTTTCGTCGATTTCTGCTTTGCGACGGGATTTAACGTCATCAGGGTTGCGACCACTGGCGCGCACCCAGTCAGATTCTGTGGCGGCACCACCCCTGATCTGAGTTTTCCAGGCGTTGGCCTCTTTTACCGGATCAATCCATGGCATCACCGGGCCGGAGTAGACGGCGTTATAGAGCGTGTCCATGTCGACACCACGTGGCACCACAATTTCACCGGATGCCACCGCAATTTTCAGCCAGGCGCGGTACATTGGCCGGGTTACCGCGCCGATAAACCAGTTCTGCAGGATAAGGTAGCCGTCGGTGGACTCGACCAGCTCCTGACGCTGCGCGCTATAGGTCCCGTTGTAGTTTCTCGCAGTACTCGAAAAACTCAGGCGGATGCCGGCAGCGACGGCGCGCAGCTGACCGTTGCGGAAAGTCTCCAGGTTGGGATTGGGGCGGTCAGATTTAATCATCCCAATCTCTTCACCGGGCTGCAGGTCGTCATACAGCATACCGGGCTGGATCATCAGCTCGCGGTCATCTTTGCCCGTTCCCGCTGAATCATCCTCATAACTTTGCCCGTCCCCTTTTTTGATATACATACCCAGCGCGGCGGCAATACGGGCGGCAGTCAGCTCTGAATCCTCATACTCTTTCAGGGCACTGAGCCGCATCAGCACACCGGAAAGCAGCGAATTGCCGCGGGTCTGGTGCAGCCGCCGGGTATACTTCAGGTGCAGCATGTTTTCCGCATCAACATCCTTGGTGTCGAGCTGTTTGCCTGTCACCGGCAGAATTTTGTAGACCTGGTATCCTTTCGGACGCCCCCAGTCATCGAGGTAAACCCCCTGGCTGAGTTTGCGGGATTCATCGCTGTTCATCGGGACGAAATCCGCTTCCAGCGCCTCCAGCCAGAATGGGATCCGTGCTGAGGGCACCAGACCGTTCCCCGTTCCGCTGACTATCTGGGCGAATACCTCGCCGTCACGCAGCCAGCTGCGAAGCATAAGTCGCTCCAGCATGGGGCGGGTGAACTGGCCGGTGACCTCCGGTTTAACAGACCATTCAGCGAACTTCTTGCGGATATCCACCACCAGCTTTTTCGCTATTTTGCCGCTGTTCATCTTGGGGTGCGGCTCCACCACAATCCCGTTGGCCCCCACGACACGCTCTTCCAGCTTGTCGAAAATGCCGATCACCAGATCGTTGTTGTTGTCGAGCCAGCGCGCCTGCTCCCGAAGGGAAACGGCGCCCATCTGGCTCAGCTGGTTAGCGGAGCGATTTTCCCGGCGTGCCTTGTGTGTCCGGGAAGGTTTTGCAGCCTCATAAGCCTGTATCACTGCCCTTGCCCGCAGCCGTGAAGCTTTCCATGCTGGCGAAAAAAGCCCGATTGCATCGTCAAGGATGGTCATCAGAACCTCGCCAGTCTGTAGCCCGGTCTGCCCCGGCGTTTGTTGTTAATCGCAGCAAGTCGACGCTCCCACTCCTGCCGTCCCTTACGGATCTCGGCCAGATTTTCAAAGCTCATCTGCTGCCCGTTAAAGGTGATGGATTTGCCGCCCAGCACCGCCATTTCTGCGTCGGTGTAACGCTGGATCATGGCTTCAATGTCATTCTGGTTCACACCCAGCCTCCTGACGTAACCCACGGGTTTGCTTCTGTTTCGGATTTCGACTTCTTACGCCGGGTTTTAACTACCGGCACGGGATGGGCTTCCGGCGCGGGTGGCGTTTCGCCAGTTTCCGCCGGCGCGTCCTCCAGCCAGGTTTCCCGCCGTGCCCACTCAGGTGCATCCGGCCATTTGATTTTCTCGTAGCCATGAAGGGTCGCCAGCGCGCTGGCATAGACAAGCAGGTCGAAGGCTTCATTCGCGCCGCGCCCCGGTTTGCTCCATTTGCCATCGGTTGATCGCTCCTCATACGTCAGTTCGTCGTAAAACCAGCTGCCGAGCCATTTCGGGAAATGCACATAATTCGGACCAGGGGATTCGCGCCATAAGGCGTTATTAACCTGGTCTTTTAGTGCATCAGTCTGGAGAAGATACAGCGGCACATCACCCGCGGCTTTTGCCCGACGGGTGGACCTGTCAGTGTTATCAGGGAATGTGCGGGTGATGAGTTTCGAACGTCGAACGCTGTCGCCCTTGAAGAGAAATATCCGTTTACCCAGGCCATCCCGGCGGCATTTGCGCCAGAATTTATAGGCATTGTCGGTGACGCCATCCTCACCACCGGAATCGACCGCCATTGCCATCAGTCGCATGCGTTTTTTCGGGTCGCCTGCCAGAGGCCAGGACTTTTCAAACACATCAGAAAGCAGTAAATCCCAGTCCTCGGGATAACTGGCGGGATCAACCGGGTAACACTCGCCATCCTGGCTGGCTCGCAAGGATTGCCGGATGTTGTAGCGATCGACAAGCCATCGTTCGCCCTGCGCGCCATATCCCGTCACCTGAACCACAAACCGGCGGGATTTACCGCCCTGAACGTCGACAGTCGCCACAATAAATTCAACACCGTCGGGTACTGCGCGTTTTGGCACATCCTCGGCACGCTGCTCAAGCAGTTCACTTTTACGCTGTTCAAGGCTGGCACGGGGCAGATAAGGCCGACCAAAGTCGGTATTGACCACCGTTTTGAGCGTTTCCTCACTCCGGGTGGCTTCATACTCCTGCTCAGCCGTGAGGAATTTATAAATCATCTGCGCCCACGTCTGGTAAGCAGCAGCAGGCCCCTCCATCCAGAACGATGCAATACGCGAGCGGCGCGGTTCACCATATCGATTGCCATCCCGGTCTATTTTTTCCCCGTCGCGTAGCCAGACATGCCGGATATTCAGTTCACGCTTCATCTCCGGAGTTATCCTGCCCTTGCAGGCAGGGCACTGGAGATAAGCGGCTTCACTTGCCAGAACCGGATCCGCCGTTTCCCTGTACCCCGCCATATTGGCGATTTCTGGCTGGAAATATTCGTGGCAATGCGGACACTGCCAGTACAGGCGGCGACGGTCGCCACGATTAAATAAAGAGAGGATACCGGTAGTCGGCGGCGCTTCATGTGGCGATGCAGGCCGCCATTTAGTGTCACGAATATCGCGACCGGGCGAGCTTTCGACCAGGGTCATGCCGCCGGACATAAACGTGGTTGTTCGTTTTGAACCGAGTGAAAACGCATCACCTTCCCCGTCAATATCTTCGGGGAACCGGTCGTAGTCAGTAAGCGCCACACTTTTATAGTCCGACGACGACATGATATTGACCGATGGCCAGCCGAGTTTGAGGTAGTTACCCGCCCGGAATGTCCGGTCATGGACGTTATTATCATTGCGGCGGGGACTCAGCCGGGCTTTGACTTCCGGACTGCAGCGGAATGTCCTGTCGAGGCGCTTTTTCGAGTGCTCGCGCGCTTTCTCCTCGGAAACCTGGATAACCAGCATGTCAGCCGGATCGCAGACAATGTTGTAGACAATCCAGCCATCGATAAGACCAATGGTTTTCCCGGTTCGGGCTGGCCCGACAAAAACCACTGCATCATATTCCCGCGATGCCAGGCAATTCATCGGCTCAATAATATAAGGTGCAAGATTTGGATCCCATGGCACGGAGTTACCCGCGCCCATCGGCACACGCATATATGAGCTGACCGCATCGGCCACCTGCATACGACGCGGGGCACGTAAAATGCCGGAGACATCGCGGCGGATCCCCCTGGCAGATGCCCTTTTTGCCATCAGTCCTCCTCTGGCTCTCCCTCCTCTGGTTCGGCGTCCATCACTTTTTGTGCCACCTGGTCGCGCAGATCATCAATAACACTCTGCACGCGTGATACCGCAACCGGCGTCAGCGCACAGTCGCGCTCAAGAATATCCGGGAGAGTCTCAAGCACCATAACGACAGCTTTCGCCATTAATGAAAATTCCCGTGCAACGTCTTCGGCTGGTATCAGTTGATTTGTGTCGACCTGGAATTTCAGCCGCTCATTTTCAGCTTTCCAGTGAGCGAGCCTGTCTGCTGGCTCCATCTCTTCTACGTTTGCCGTGGAAACGGTCGGGATCATCAGTTCGCACAGAATGTCTGTGACGAGATAAAGTTTCAGTTTGCTGTTACTACCGGGGGCCGGGCTGACATTTTTCAGCCGCGCAGCAACCGTCTGCCGGTGCACGCCAGTGATACCGGCGAGCTGGTTGATATTGAGTTTTAACGCTGCGATTTCCTGGTCCATGATGATGAACACTTTTTGAACAATTCGACATCATTGAATATCGGACACCTTAAAAATCAATAAGCTGCCCACATGATGATGATGACTATAAAATGCGAAAACTAGCCGAAACCCGCGGCCGCGTCGCCCCGTGGCAGGCGATCCCGCCGGGAGGACCCACTTAAATGATAATATTTATCAATATCATTAATAAAGAATGATTGCAGGCTCACAACGGAAAGGCTCTCGATTGTTTTGCGTATAAGAAGCGCAATAAAAAAGCCACCAGCAGATGCCAGTGGCTTAGTTATGACTTTTCAAAAAAGTTATTTATTCATGCCTGTCTGAATAGCATCAGCAAGACGCTCTATTTGTTCGGCAGCATATTTTAAATCTTGTTCTACTTTATCTGGCCTTGAATTTGCAACGCTTGCTCCTGCTGAAGATTTTGCAATCTCTAAAGCCGCTTGCATAGCAAGAATGCGTTGTTTTTGCTCGCGTGTTGCTGATGAACCAAAATAGCTTTCTAACATAACAATCTCCTTTTCATTGTTTAGAGATTGCACAATACGCTTAAGATTTATTCCAATAAAGCATTATCACAGGCACTCAGTGAATGCCTGCTGTAATGCAATTGCGACCGTTCTACGCTACTTAAGCAGTCTGTTTGAAGCCTCAACGATTTCCCGTGAGGTTATCTCTCTGTCAGAGGCGACGCAAAACTCAGTATGATCACCAGTTAGCGAATGAACTCCCGCATACATAATCTTAAGATGAGCTTCCTCACCATTCGGATATTCACGGAGTATGGTGGTAGTACCATCTACAACCCTGACAACAACCACCGGTTGTCGATTGAAGAACACCAGAACATTTTTCATAGACATCCCTAATGTGAGAAAAGGCCACAATAAGTGGCCTTTGATTAGTATCAGCTTGAAGTCAGAATAGTGACTCGCAGGAGCCACCCGGGCGATACATGTTTTCTGATCCACTAATAACCGCTGCCTTTCTGGTGTTGGCAAGGCGGCGGTGGATTAAGTCTACAGTGTTTTAAATTTTTAACATTGCAAAGAGCAAGACGATGTCATTTATGCTGAAAAACTTTATTTTCTAGTACGATAAAACTGATGAAGCAGTTTTAATCACTACAAGCCCTACACGTTTGCACCCTCACAGCGGCATCTATTCAGTTGTTACTATCTGCCCAGTTCACTTTTGGGCATTTTCACCAGAAGTGTTTTGAGGCTGTTGCTCGATATCCCGAATACCAGCAAAGTTGTTATTGCCCTGCTCGATGGTGGCGAGCAGAGGCTTAATCCACAGCACCGCCTGGCAATATGTCAGCCCTCGGGTGGCAGCGGCACTACCATCGGCTGTGTCAGGCTGGCCGGGATCGGCGTGCATTGCGCTGGCACGTAAACGGTAGGCGTACTCGAGCAACCCGCGAGCAATGTCAGCAGGAACAGG